CGCGCCGGCGCGACGCAGGCGCGCGACTGTGGCGACCGATCGCCGCAGCCGCCGCGCCACTTCACTCTGAGTGAGGAGACGCGGCTGGGTCATGGCCGTCCCCCGCTTCCGCTTCATCTTCGGCTTTCAGCAACTCGATTATTTTTAACGCGGTGTCGAGTTTCATTTCCCGCTTCAGCGCCAGGTTGCGGGCCACGTAGTAGCCGCGCTTGTCTTGGATTTCACCCCACACGCGGCGGGCGACGTCACTCGCATTCAGACCTTCCCTCTGCATGGCTTCGCGCAGGCGTTCGGCGAACTCCATATACTCAGGACGCAGGCCCCCGCGCCGTGGTGTGACTTCGGGGGGTCGGTTACCTTCATCTCCGAGATGGTTCACGGGTCTAATTCTAGCCTTCGGTAAGGGCGTGACGTTTTTGACGACACGAGGAGCCTCCTTTTGTTTTTTCCGCTCCGGGACGACAGGGCGCCGAGGGCGGTAGGCAGCCGCAGCTTGATGCATCACGTAGCCTCATCTTGTTGTGCCGTGAAGTGAGAAAAGTAAGCGGTTGGCACCGACTCGATAGCATGTTGTGTGTCTCGACACAACACATTGTTGTTGTCACCCGTGTGATACCTCCGGTTACATCCGGTAAAAGACGACAACCTGTGGTGTAGGTTCCAGAGGTTTCTTCACCTGACCCCCTTGCTTCTTCCCGTGCTGGTGTTGTGTGTTGCAACCCATGATCGAGATCGACGTTCCCTACATTTTCGAGCGCGCCGGCGGGCCTCGGGGGCTGCTGAACATCCTCGACCGGCATGTCCCGGACCACGGCGTGCCCTACGCGACCGTGCAGATGTGGCAGCAGCGCCAGAGCATTCCGGGCCGGCTGATCGCCGCGGTGCTCTACGCGATGTATCGCGAGGGTGAGGAAAACCTGCTGTTGTTATTCACCGATCTCGCCCTGCCGGCCGCGTGACCCGCGTCCTGGGCGTCGACCCCGGCGCCAGCGGCGCCTTCGCCCTGATCGTGACCCCCAACCTGCGTGACGTCGAAGCTTTCTGCGACATGCCCGTGGTCAGCTTCCGCCGGCGCGGGAAAACGCGAAATGAAATCTCCGAAGCCCTCATCGCCGAAATCGTCATCGGCCTCGCGCCCGACGTCGCCTGGATCGAGAACGTGCACGCGATGCCGGGACAGGGGGTGACCTCGATGTTCAGCTTCGGGCTGTCGGTGGGCCTCGTGCGCGGCGTGCTGGCCGCGCTGAAGGTCCCGCGCCTCTACGTCACCCCGGTTGAGTGGAAAACCACCTTCCGTCTCGGCCGGGACAAAGGCGAGGCCCGTCAGCGCGCCATCGAATGGTTCCCCCGGCAGGCCGACCAGCTTGCCCGTGTGAAGGACGAAGGGCGCGCCGAGGCTGCGCTGATCGCCCTCTTCGGGGCACAAGAGCCGTTTTAAGAGCCGTTTTAAAAGTGTTCCCCTCTGGTGTTTTGTTGTGTGCAACATCCTGTAGTTTTTAACTTGACGGGTATGCAACGCACAGCACAGAATATCCCTTGCCAGTCAGGGGAGGGGCAATGTCTGTGTCGGTCCCAACCGGGCGTGTGTCGCCTGAAGTCGACGTTTTGTTGTTGTTGAACCAGACACGGCGCTACCAACGGGACGGCGTGTCTTGGGCAACGTCACGATTTCGTGAACCAGATGTCCGCGCCCTCGGCCTGTGCGACGAGCCGGGGCTGGGCAAAACGTTGTCGGCGCTCGCCATCGCCCTGTCCCTCGACGCGCTGCGCATCATCGTCGTCAGCCCCGCCGGCGCGCGGCCGGTCTGGGCGCAGGAAATCGCCAAATGGCTGCCGCAGTGGTCGGCCCGCGTCTTCACCGTCCAACCCGGCATGCAGGCCCGCGAACAAGCCGAAATGCTCGACCGTCAACAGGTGATCGTGCTGGTCGCCTATGACACCCTGGCCCAGTTGTCCGCGCACAGCCGTCGCAACGCCTGGACGATGGCGTTGATGCAGCGGTCCTGGGACCTGCTCATCGTCGACGAAGCGCATTACCTCAAAAACTCCTCGCACCGGACGCTCGCGGTCTACGGCCAGCGGGGTGCCGAGGAGGGCATCCAGTCGGCCTGCGAGCGGGTGCTGCTGCTGACCGGGACGCTCACCCCCAACCACGCCGGGGAACTCTACCAGCACATGCGCGCCCTGTGGCCGGTGACGCTGCTGGTCCCGGCTCCCGCACCGCTTGCCTATCCGAAACATCCGCCGCCGCATCCGGCGCGCACGGCCCTGCCTACGATCGGCTCGACCAGACCACCCCCCATGCGCACGCTGACGCAGGCCGAGTTCGAGGAGCGCGTCACCGACTGCCGGGACACGCTCTGGGGCCGGCAGGTCGTGCGCACCAAGAACCAGTCCTGGCTGCGTGAACGCCTCGGCTCCGTCATCCTGCGGCGGACCAAGGCGCAGGTGTTGCCCGAGCTGCCGCCCCTGATCGCGCAGGATGTCCCGCTCGTGCTGCCCAGGTCGCCGGCTGGGACCGACCAGAGTGCGTGGCGTGCCGGTGTCCTGCTCTGGGACCGCACCCGCCGCCTGTCCGACGATCAGTTCCTGGCCGAGCTGCACCGCCACGCGTTCGATACCAGCCAAGTCGCAGGGTCTATCACCACGCTGCGGCGTGAACTGGGGCTGCTCAAGGTGGCGCCTGCGGCCGAGTGGATCGCGGAGCGGCTGGCCTGCGGCACTCAGAAGATGCTGGTGTTCGGCTGGCACGTCGAGGTGCTGGAGCGCCTGCACGAGTTGCTGGCCGCATATGCGCCGGTGCTGGTCACCGGCCGCACGTCCCCGACCGCGCGCGATACCGCCGTGCGTCTCTTCCAGACCCACCCGCAGGTGCGGGTGTTCGTCGGTCAGATACTGGCAGCGGGCACGGCGATCACGCTGACCGCGGCCAGCGAGGTCGCGATCGTGGAGCCTTCGTGGGTGCCTGGCGAGAACCGCCAGGCGATCGACCGCGCGCACCGGCTGGGACAGCGGGACAGCGTGCTCGCCAGCTTCCTGCACATCCCCGGAACTCTCGACCATCGGATCATGACGGTGTTTCGCCGCAAGGCCGTTGAGATTGCTGAACTTGAACAGGGACAAGACCTCTATGAACAGTCAATTCGGGCCGGCCAACAGCAACCTGAGTCCAGGGGACCTCCCCCGGCGGGTGAGAATGAACGTGCACATCGATTTGAATTACCAATTTGACGACACCGATCTTGGAGTGTTCACCGGGTTAGGCGAGTTGGTCAGAGGGCTTAACGCCCTCGCTGTCCCGGCGCAGGTCGCGGTGGTCGGGACCGACAAGCCCGCCGCGCGCCGCGGGCGCCCCCCAGCCGCCGCCGCACCGGCCCCCACCCCTGCCCCGGCCCCCGCACCGGCACCGGCTCCTGCACCCGACGACACGTTCGACGACGGCCTCGGCGATCCTGCGGACGAGGACACCCACGAAGCCGGGATGTCGGAAAGCGAGGCGCTGGACCGCGGGCTGACGCTGGTGCGGACGATCTACAACGCCGGCCACAAGAAAGCGGTCAAGGAACTGCAAACCACGTTCGGGGTGGCCAAGTTCAGCGATGTCCCGGTCGGCCGGGGACACGAGTTTTTCAAGCGCGTCATGACGCTGGCCGAGAAGACCGGCTTGAATGTCTGACCTCGTCGACCTGTTCGACGATCTGGATGACGGGGTGGGTGCGCACTCGCTCCTGGGTGCGTCGGGCGCGTATCGCTGGATGCACTGTCCCGGCTCGTTCCGCCTCACCCAGCAGGCGCCGCCGCGACCACCCTCGATCTACGCCAGCCGTGGCACGCTCGCGCACACCTACATTGAAGAGGTCATCGCCGGTTACAGCGCGGGGGTGAACGGGCTGGTGGTCCCGGACAGCGAGGTCGGGATCAACAGGCAGGTGGGGCGGCACGTTGTCGAGGTCGATCAGGATTTCGTCGATGGCGTGAACCTGATGCTTGATTACGTCGATCAGCGGGTCGGCAAGGGACAGGCGTTTCGCGCCGAATTTCAGGTCACGCTGGATGATTATTTCCGTGGACGTCCTGCACCGCCGGTGCGTCTGTTCGGTCGCGTTGATCTGGCGATCGGCTCACGGTCACAGCGGTTCCTCGAAATCGTCGACTATAAGAACGGCAGTGGCATTCTGGTCGATCCGACCAACAACCCGCAGATGCTCTACTATGCCGCGGGTGTGCTGCGGCAGTTGGAGTTCCCGATCGACACGGTGATGCTAACCGTGGTGCAGCCGCATGCGCGCACGCTTGAGAAAATCCGCTCCTGGACGATCGATGCGCTGGACGTGCTCATGTGGGTGGACGAAAAACTCATCCCTGCCGTGGACGCCTGCGCGCAGCCCGACGCGCCCCTGGTGATGGGACCATGGTGCCGCTTCTGTCCCGGCGCGTTCACCTGTCCCAAGCTCGCCGAGGAGGCCAACAAGATGGCTGCGCGCGAGTTTTCCGACGACGGCATCTCGATGCCCAGCGATCCCGCGAAGTTGGCTGAGTATCTGGTTACCGCCGAGCGGGCCGAAACGTGGATCAAGGCGCTGCGCGAGTTCGCGGTGGAACAGCTCAAGGCCCAGGTGCGCATCCCCGACTGGGGACTGGAACCCACGCGCCCGGTCCGTCGCTGGACCGACGAGCAGCGCGTCGGGGACCTGCTGATGAAAAAAGGTCTCACGCTGGAAGAAGCCTACGACATCTCGCTGCGCTCGCCGGCGCAGATCGAAAAGAAACTCAAGCGCAAGGGCGACCTGTGGCGGCAGACGTTCGCGCCGCTGGTCGAGAGCCATTCGTCCGGCGTCAAACTCGCTCACGCCAACGCCGCAACCGATTTTCCAGAGGAAGGATGAACCCATGTCTAGCCAAATCGATCAGATCAACGCGCAGCGTGCCGTCATCAAGACGATCGCGGCCACCGTCGTTTCTCTTAACTGCGACAACGGTGAGGCGACCGCCAACGTGATGCTCGCTTACCGTCATCTGGAGGACGCATCCATGCGTCTCGGGAAAGCAATCCAGGCACTCGATGGCGGCGTGTCTGTTTACGACAAGCGCACGACTGTTGGCGCATAACTGAAGGGAGTTTTCACATGTCCAGTCTTCGCACGCCGATCGGCATCCTCTCTTTCCCCCGCGTGTTCGCTCCGCGCCCGCGCGCCCAGGGGGGTGAACCGGTCTACCAGATCAATCTGCTGTTCGACCGCACGTCCCAGGCTACCCCGGAGTTCGCAGCGCTGCGGCGCGCGGTGGCCGAGGCGATCGACGAAACCTTCGGCGCCAACAAGCACCAGGACAAGCAGTTCGTGGCCGGCCTGCGGCTGCCGTTCCGCAAGTGTAGCGAGAAGAAATACAAAGGCTACGACATCGATGGCGGGGTTTACATCGCACCCTGGTCGAAGACCCGGCCCGGGGTCGTCGATGCGAACCGGCGGGAAATCGTTGTCCCCGAGGATGTCTGGGCGGGACAGATGGCGCGCGCCACTGTGGCGCCCTTCGCCTACAACAACTCGGGCAACAAGGGTGTCTCGTTCGCGCTGAACAACCTGCAAATCTGCCGCACCGATGGCGAGCGGCTGGATGGGCGCATCGCGGCCGAAGATGATTTCGACGATTACGGTGACGCCGGCGCGGCCTTGGTCGACGAAGATGTTCCCTTCTGAGCCGGATTTCGGCGCGCTGGTTGACGCCGAGTTCCTTGCGTTGACCGGCTACCTGGATGGACGCTGCGACATCGGCGCGAATTTCGCGGCGGTAATGGTCGCGCTGGCACAGGCGGCGG